GTGGTCGTAGGCACAGGCGTAGTTGTGCGCGTAGCCGTAATCGTGACCGTTGCAGGCGGCTGAGTGGTCGTAGGCACAGGCGTAGTCGTACGCGTAGCCGTAACCGTGACCGTTGCAGGCGGCTGAGTGGTCGTAGGCACAGGCGTAGTTGTGCGCGTAGCCGTAATCGTGACCGTTGCAGGCGGCTGAGTGGTCGTAGGCACAGGCGTAGTCGTACGCGTAGCCGTAACCGTGACCGTTGGAGCCGGGGCGGTCGTAGTCGGAGCGGTCGTAGTTGTGCGCGGTGGGGAAGTACTAACAGGGGCTGTAGTGCTCTTGCCGCCAACAATCTCAACGAGGTCTACGTTAGGGTCGAACAGCGTACCGTCAGGGTTAAAGATTTTGCCGTCCGTAGTCATGTAACTACCATCGGCAAAGTACGTGATAGGTCCAAGCACCGTTACGGTCTGGGTGCCTGTGTTGCCGACCTTCTGGTCGTTCCTGTCGTAGATGTCACCCTTGTCGTCTACGTACCATCCAAGACCGTTGTTTAGATCTACAAGCTCGCCCGTGGGGGCTTTGAATGCGCCCGTAGTGCCGGCAGGGAGCGTAGGAGCGCCCGTACCTGTGCCTGTGCCCGTGCCGCCAGTGGTACGCCCTTGCAATACGCCTGTAGAGTCGTAATACGCGCCGTCAGAATAAAAGACTTGCCCAGTCTCATCAACGTAGCGCCCAGTACCGTCATTAAGATCAAGAAGCTCTCCCGCAGGTGCCTTGAACGGTGCAATGCTTGCCTTATCGGGCACAGATGGAAGATCCGAAGTCGCCCTACCCGTAGAGTCAGTGGTTGCAGTTGGCGAAGTCCCGCCACCGCTGGTACCCCCAGAAGTTTCCGTCGTGCCGCCTCTAGGTAGACGAGACACCGCAGCGGCAAGATTGTTTCCGGCGCGGATCAGATCGTTAAGCGTAGCTTCGCCTCTTTGAAGCTTATTGATCTTGTCAAGGTAATCCGCAGCGTTACCCGCAACTTCAACATTGGGGTTCTTGGCAAGATTGCCCAGCGCGCCAACAACTGCACCCCAGTTGCCCTTACGAGCGGAGTCGAGTGCGGCAAGAGTTTGCCCAGCCGTGGTTTGATTCAGTCCTACGTTGCCCAGAATGTCGTTTATTGAGTTCTTGGCAAAAGGACCGCTGACAAGAGCAATTGCCCCGCCCAGAGCATCGCCGCTTTGAATTGCGTTAGCCGCGTTGGCCAGTGCGGCAACGTTCTGGAACGTAACAGTTGGGATTCCAGCGAACACGCCGGTGTTAACCGTAGCGCCGCTGATAGGGTCAATTGCTGTAGCGCCACCGGCAAACCCAGCACCTGCGCCCGCAGCAGATGCTATCGCGGCAAGATAGTTTCCTTGGTGCGCTTGAAGAACAGCGTTAGCAGCCATACCCCACGGCCCAAGAGCCGGGGCAAGCATGCTGAATACCGTACTTACTGGGCCCTTCCACTCTTCTGAGTAATCAAAGCCGTCCGCATCGACAACATTGCCATTTGCATCATATCTATACACAACCCCGCTATCACCACCAGTGAAGTAACGAACCTCACTGCCGGTAATATTGCCATCGTCATCGTACGAAAGCGTAGTCTCAATAGGCTTGCCTTGCGGACCGGTTTCAGACTTAAACGCGGTGTATCCGCTACCTTGGGGGCTACCGGCAAAGTCGTACGAAACAGGGTTTTGTTTGAACGTGTAGCCGTTACGTTCAATGCCGGGGTCGTTATAGGTACTTGCCTCACCTTGGCCAAAAGCCGCACTACTAGAAAGAGCTAACTGCTGCTTAAAGTTTGGATCTGCAAGAACATTTTTGGCGAGCGTGCGCGGATCGGTGCCCGAAAGAAGTTGCTGTGTTCCAGTGGGCGTCGGCGTGGGAGGAGGTACGGTAGCCGGAGGAGTAGTACGCCCCGGAGCGCTCGTAGCGGTTACCCCAGAGCCATAGAGCGTGTCATCGTCTATGCCACCATCTTCATAACCAACATTAGAAAGATTAGTGCCACGACCCGAGAATCCGCTGCTAGGCGTAGCACCGTAAAGGCCAGTTTGCAGAGTAGTGCCGGTAGAAGTTCCAGATTGGTTACCTGTAGGAGCTACGTTATTGTTGCCAAGCAACGAAGACAGACCGCCTAACTCTACACTTGAAGTAGAAGAACTATTAAACCCAGAGCCGCTTAGCGTCGTTGGGTCGGTAGACGCGCCAGTAACTGTAGTAAGCCCAGACGGAGACGATGAACCTCCTCCCCCGCCCCCTATACCGGAAATATAATTTGTACCAGAAGTAAGTGCACCACCCCCAGTAGTGCGCCCACCAAAGAACGCGGACGGCAAGTAATCTATATTGCTGGGGCTGAAAGTATCAAGAAGACGTTCTACGTCTGTATTAGCTTGGCTTATATTGCCTGTGCCCATCGAGGTAATAAACGAAACAGCGTGACGCTTTACGTCTACATTGTTGCTGTTGGCAAGCCCTCGCGCCACCTCAATGGCACCTGCTGTGTCTCTTGACTGAAGTCTCCCCGTGAAGTCGGCGATACCGCTAACGTCTTGCAGCGAAACGCCGCTACTCCCGAGCATAAGTCGAGTAGCTTGGTCTCCCGAACTAAGACCGAGAGATTGAAGTCTAGCTAAATCCCCTCTATAAATAGCGTCAGCAACATCGCGGCCTAAACCGCTAGTTTCAGTGATTGAATTACTGTCCTGCGGAGGTTGTGCACCGGTAGAACCAACTCCACCACCAACCGTAGAACTCCCCGTAGTAGGAGCGCTAGTGAGCCTAACGGCTTGAGTTACTACGTTGAAAGTAGGGGCGTATACGTTTAAGTCTTCGGGGCTATCCGTGAACCCATTTTGCGGCTGCGAAATAATTCCGGGGTCGGTAAAAGTAGCGTCGATCAGACCTGTAATGGCTAGATCGTTCCAATTTGTGTTAGCCCATCGCGCCGTCGGAAGCGTACGGTATTTAGAGTTAACTCTCGGCAGTGCACGTGTTGCTTGAGCAGCGCTTACGCCGAACTTTCTGTTGGCCGCAGTGAGAGAGTCGGCGACAGAAAGCCCTTGATCCATCGACTGTTCTAGGGCGGCTACTACTTGGTCGTCGGAATACGCCGGAGCAGATGTAGGCGCAGAAGTGGGCGGAGGCGTAGTCAGCGTAGCTATACCAACCGCCTTAGTGGTAGGCGGGGCAGTCGTAGTAATACGAACCGTTGTAGGCGGCAGCGTAGGCGGCAGCGTGGTCGTTAGCCTAACCGTTGTGGGCGGTACGGTTGTGGTCAGCCTAACCGTTGTGGGCGGGACAGTAGTAGGCGGAAGCGTAGGCGGGACGGTTGTGGTCAGCCTAACCGTTGTGGGCGGAACAGTAGTAGTTAGCCGAACAGTCGTAGGCGGAACCGTAGTAAGCGGAGGAGAAGTTGCGCGAATCCAAGTATTGCTGGACGGATCTAACACATACGTATCACCGCCCGGATACTTGAGGTACAGCCTACCGGCAGAATCGGTTTCAAGCGTGGGCCCGGCAGTCGTGGGCGGAACGGTTGTAGGCGGAAGGGTAGGCGCAGCCGTCAGCCGAACCGTTGTAGGCGGAACGGTTGTAGGTGGGAGAGTAGGTGGAAGAGTAGGCGCAGCCGTCAGCCGAACCGTTGTAGGCGGAACGGTTGTAGGTGGGAGAGTAGGTGGAAGAGTAGGCGCAGCCGTCAGCCGAACCGTTGTAGGCGGAACGGTTGTAGGTGGAAGAGTAGGTGGAAGGGTAGGTGGAAGAGTAGGTGGGAGAGTAGGTGGAAGAGTAGGCGCAACGGTAGCAGCAGGAAGGCTAGCAATGCCAGTGGAACCTACAAGATCACCAAAGTTGGAGTAGTCAGGAATGCCTGCAAGAAGGCTTAAAATATCTACCGGAGCAGCAGTTTCAGCGGGGGGCGCAGTGGGGGTAGGGTTTGTATAGTGGTAATACGGATCCATGTAATACGGATCAACGTAATACGAGTCTTCAAACTCTTGCTCTGTGGACAGTCGTGCCATGATCTTATTGCGTCAGGTCGTAGAAAGACAGCGATCCAACTACGTCACCCGTGGTCGCGCCAGAGACAGTTCTGACAGCAACGGTGTAGATGTCGCTAGTGCCGCTGATCGTTGCGCCCAGTTGCAAGTCAAAGTTGTACCCTGTGGCTGCACTCAGACCTTGCGTCCCGCCCGAGCCAGAAGAGGTCACATAGTCTGTTTGCACAATGGTGCCGCCTGTGGTCGCCGTAGCTGACACGTCGTACTCTACGTTAGAGTCACTGGGCACTGCTGTCCACGATGCTCCGGTCAAGGTGGGATTCTTAATCAGAGCCACTTCGTAGTTCTGACTGGTCGTGGGCAGAACCTGCACCCGGTTGGGCAATACCACTGCACCTGTGCGGCCAGAAGCAAGCCGGATGGAAACGACGGGCAGGAAGGTCGTGCCGATGGTGGTCAGGATTGTGGTGCGCCGCGCCACATGATCGATGGAGGTCTGTTCAAACCCACCCTCGGAAACGACCGAGCAGCAGATCGCCTTCATCGAAGCCGCCACCGCAGAAGTGGTGGTCACAATCTCATACCGCACCGGCAGGATGGCCGTGGTCATGTAGACGTTGGTGATCTCGTTGGCGTTGTTGAAAGTGTGGCAGACGATGTACTCACCATTGATGATGAAGCCGCAACGGACTGATCCAACGCCAAGCCACTCAAAGTCCATCCACAGAATTTGGGCCTTAGTCGGGTCTAAGGTGTAACCCGAGTCCCCAGTGCCATCCAACTTATCGCCGTTCCAGTCGGCTTGGTTGACGGTACGAGCATTGGAAACAGAGCCTGTGACGTAGGACCGCAGCACAAACGAAAACGTGCCGTCGATGCGTTGGAAGAACACACCGTTCTGGTCGTTGTAGTAGCCCACCCGTTGCGTGAGGTTCAAACTTTGGCTGCTGTCCATTACGAAGGTAGCAAGCACCAACAGCCCCTTACCCGGCTGATACGGGAAGGAGCGGTAGGACTGCCGCAGAACAGAACCAACACCGGCTCCGGTGACCTCCATCTTCACTGCCGCTTCGTTGGACAGAAACGTGGTTGAGCCCGTCCCGGTTGTGGAGACATTAAACTGATTGTCTGCGGCGTAGCGGTTTTGACTGTCAAACAGCGTGTAGGGCTGACTAACCCGCAGCCGCCCAAAGGCATCCGTGTTGGTGCCACCAATAGAAACTGGAATGGGGGAAGTGGTTGCCACGATCTGCCTTAGTAACGCATCTAGCCGATTAAAGTACAGACGCAAGACATTGTTGAACTGCTCCTGATACCGCGAGTCGTACTGACCCGGCGCAAGAGGTAGGTTAGGTGGCGGGATGACAACTGCATCTTCGATCAGCAAACTCATCTGCGACCATCCATGCGAACGTCAATACGCGGGTGCCCCAACTGCCACGTAACCCCCAGTCCAGTAGACGCCATCTTCATGATCATCTGCCGCCCACGCACCCGGATGTAAACAATGTTGGTGAACTGCTCGATTGGCACCGTGGCTGTGCGCGTGACTGATGCGCTGCTTGATCCGCCCTCAGACTGCGGATCGTTAAAGCCCGAACCTGACCCCTTCATCGGAATCAAGGTCATGACGGCAGACGGATTCTGCGCAGTCGATCCAGTAAACGTCACGTC